AGAACTGATTAGATCGGGATCCTTCACCTGCTTGTACAGGTTGCCGATGAAGTTGCGTCTTGCCATGTGACTTGATGCAACATCGCAGATTGGTTTCTGTACTTCGTTGCCCGAAACGGTATCAAGGATAGTCACCATGCGGTTGATGCCGCATTCCTTTAGGACAGAGCGTATTCCTTCGTTATACTGATATACCTGTTTGGTTGGCAGCAGTTTCTCTTGTTTACCCTTGTAACGTTTCAGAATTGCCAATGCTTTCGTATTCAACGGAACGCTGACCGTCTGTGCTCGCTTTCTCATGGTCTTATGTGGAAGGTATTGCAGAATGTCCCCAACTATATTGTCTGGGGTGAAGGAAAACATATCTCCAACACGGCAGCCTACCAATGACTGGAACATGAATAAGTCTCGATAGACCTCTAATTCCGGTTTCTTGCTTAGGTCCGCATGGAACACTTTGTCACGCTCCTCCAGTGTGAGATAGTAAGGCGAACCATGAACAGCTGCTGGTATGGTGAATGCATCACATGAGCGGTTTGTTGTAAAGCCCGTACGTATGCACCAATGACCTACGATGCGCAGATGGTGCATTACATCTATCACCCATGTGCTTGAAGGTTGCTTGGGTGGATGAGATTCCAAATTGAATTGTAAGCACGGCAAAACCAAATGCGCGCGGTTTCAAAAACGAAAAGCGTATTTTCAAACCAAAAACGAAAAGCGGTTTGAAAAACATTTTATCAGCATAAAAAAGGCATCTGAACACAAATTCCAGATGCCTTTTTTCTTTTCCATCACATCAGACATTCAAGTCGAATTTGACATTCTCTGAGCCATTCAAAAGCTCATGAGTCTTGTCGATGTTGCTCTCATATATGTGAACATTTCCCAGATTCAATGTAATAGACTTCAAAGGAAGATAAATCTGCTTTGCCATCAAGTACAGATGATAGATGTCGGAAGGAAGACCAAGGTTCGCATCAGAACTTCTCTGATAAGCAGAAACAACCAGTTCCCCTTCATCAATCTGGAACTGCACAAGACTCAGGCATGGTGTCTGGTTGCTCTCTGCATCAGTAGAGCCGAGAAACAGCACATAGTTCTTGCTGTTGCGCTTCTCGCGGTTTATCTTCTCAACAAGAGGCGGCAACTTCTCGAAATAGGTTGGATAACTGTTGACCAAGATTGAACCGCAATAGTCCCACCAGTAGATGCCAGCCTCGCGGTATTTCTCCACATTGCGCTCACCCTGCATGAATAGTTTGAGTTCACTCTTCAATTTCTTCCTTGCGATGCTGTGTCCCTCAAAGATGTCGAGAAGATCTGCAGGTGTCATTGATAACTGTTCATTCAAGAGGTACTTGATGTTTCCCTTCTTGTTCTGTTGCATTTTGCCATTGGATAGAATCTTATCCAGCATTTTGTAGTATTTGTTCATAATTGCATGATTTTTAACTCTGCAAAGTTACTCATAATATACTACACAGAGGCAACTGCATCAGTAATCATAGTGCAGGGATTTTGCAGTCGTTTTTGAACTTCTTTATAAGGTTGTAAACCTTTCGTTCGCTGATCTGGTATTTGTCGGCAAGCGAAGCAACAAGATACGATGTCTTTAGTCCACAGGCTTGCCCGTCTGTGTACTCATCAAAAAGTCCGATATATTGGGTGTCATCAAGCCCCAAATTAGCATTTTTCAATGCAATTATCATGCTTTGTGACACTTTTAAGAGTTCTATTGCCTTCATTTCAAAAAAATTGTGTACCTTTGCACTGTCTCACTTATTTATACAAAAACGCCATACCGGCACGAGCAGAGGTATATTGCCCCTGGTCGTGTGCCGGCATGGCGCGTTGTTAATAATAAGTGAGACGATTGTTAACCGGCCAGGGGCTCTTTGTCCCCTTTAGCCTTACTCATAAATACTCCAGTCAATTTGTTCTTTCTCATGCCATGCAGATTCAAGGCACATCTGTATGTGCTGCTGCATACCCTGAACAAATGCCGTGAGTTCCTTCGTGTCCTTGAAAGTGTGAAGGACTGGCTCTTCATCAGAACCGAGCTTCACTGTCGGCAACTTGCCAAGGTTCCCATCTTTTGCCAGATTATAGGCAAGCGTGTAGTTCCTTTGGTTCTCATCCGAAAGCCAGACAGCAATACCATCCCACCTGTAGCCTTCAATAATAGCCTTCTGTGCGTTTGAACTGATCTGTGCAGTGATTGCACCCTTCACTTCGTCGATCGTCGGCTGATGGTCAAATGTGGTGCGCCAGTTATAGCCCATCTCATTGTCATCGTCCTTGCCGAAGCCATAGAACAAATCCCAACGGTTTCGGCCTACTTTCTGCAATCCGTCCTGGCGGATTGATGTACCATAAATTTTGTCCATCTTTGAAAAGTATTTAATCAGTGTTCAAATAGTATTTTAAGTGAAGCGGTATTTGATTTTGTTTACATCAAATGCCTCACTCTCTATGACTGTAGAGAATGGGAAACCGTCTTCAATGTCACTCACTTTGTCGAGGATCTGCTTCATTTCTTCGGATGCAGTGAAGAACTTTGCCCACTCACCTGATTTCACATCCCTGAAGCTTACTATGTATCTGCCATCACCGTTCTTGGTGGTAACATCCTTCTCATAGTCATGCACCTCAATTTCCTTATTCACAATGGCACTCAATCTGACTGCCTTACCAGGAAAGCGTTTCTTGCCGTCCTCTGGGGTGTACGCAACACCCATTTCGCTGAACTTCTTCATGTGTTTATTTGTTAATATGAAATATAAATGTTTACAATCTGCGTGACAAGCCATCCCTTTGAATGAGCCAATGATCTCTTGCCGTCTTTTTCGACTCTTTACCTTTGCCAGATGCCTTGCCGCTTTCTGCTTTGTCCTCTTACGGATCAGTGAGTATTCTGCAAAGTGAACATAGCCGAGGTGATCAAGGCCTTCCTCTATTGGTCGCACAGCTTCTGACTTCTTCACACGCAGTCCCAGCTTCTCAATCTCTGAGACATAGATGTCCCTCAACTTCCACAGGTCTTTCTTGTTGTCTGACCAAAAGACCGTATCATCGCAATATCTGTCATACAGGTATCTGGTTTCTTCGCCTTCAACAGTTTTGAGAGTGTACTTGTTCACATGTTCAAGCATGACATGATCCACAGGTGACAGGAAGAGGTTGGCAAAGCACTGTGATGACCTGAGCCCTTTGGAAAGACCTTTTGGCAGAAGCGTGATGAAGCAGTCAAGCATAGGCAGAAGCACAGGATCTGAAATGTAGTTTCTGATGACCTCCTTCATTTTATCCTGGTCTATATTGTCGTAGAAGTGCTCAATGTCATTCTGATAATAGAACGCCATGAGCTCAGGAGCGTTCTGCAGGTCTTCTTCAATGATGTGATGAAGCCAGTGCATTCCCTTCCCCTTGACAGATGCTGCTGTATTCTTTATCAACGTGGTATAGGTGTATTTCTCCACTATTACCATGATTGCATGAATACCGATTCGCTTATAAACCTTTGGTGCCTGGCAATCGCGTTCTTTCGGTCCGTCCTTTACATGTATGTCCCTCACATCTTCCGGAAGGATGCGAAATGTACCGCTACCGATGTCCATTGTCAACTTCTCTACAATGGACTGTCGATGCGGTCTGTATTTCTCCCTTTGTTGCTTATACTCCAGATGATCTATAACATAGTCAAAGCTGTCGTACATGTTGTTCTCTGATATAATCTCAGGGATAAGATTATTCAGAGGAAAAGTGATGTTCATAAGCCTTCAGGGCCCTTAGTTATGTTCCGGCTTTCCACTTGCGTGCTGTTGCCGAGGCTCTAATCTCTCGCATATACGCTGATGACACGTCATCACTGCATTGGTGCGATTATCTGCCATGCTTGGCAGTAGCTCTTAATTCCAGACGCGCGCCGTAGTTCGTGTTCGAGTTCGAAGAGGCGTTATTCGCGTTCGAGTACACGAGACCGCCATTCGCATTCGCATTGTTGTTAGAGCGGTACACGGCACGGCCATTGAGATTATCTACCTTATTTTGAGGGTGCAAAGTTACAAAAATTTTTTCAAAAATCGACCGGCTAACGCCGGAAAGTGAGAGATGGAGCTCCCTACGGGCCTCCATCTGACGCTTTTCCGCCGTTACGCTATATCAACTCTATCGTTCCTCTGAAGGCCAGACGCGCGCCGCAGTACGTGAGCGAGAACGAAGAGGCGTTAAACGCGTACGAGTACACGAGACCGCCATACGCATACGCATTGCTGTTAGAGCGGTACACGGCACGGCCAGTTGAATGTGCGTACCAATATCCATCACCATAGTTCTGGTTCCAGCGGCTGTTGTCGTTCGTGGTCTTTGATGGAACAACGTCCGCAAACCTGCCAAACTTCACTCTGCCGATGCAGTAACCTGATGGAACATTCAAACCTTGCACTGTGCGCTCTGTCTTTGTCAGAGGGTCGAAGATGTGCCAGACGGCATCTGTCGGATCTGCACCAGTCGGAACCATCTTGTTCTTCTTGTAGGTCGCATAGTCGGCAATGTTCACTGCCACATTGTCCATTGGCTCAGAGTTACATGCCATGAAGTTCTCTATGCCAAGAACCTTGTTGCCGCTTCCTGATGTCCACGCACTGTTTGCCTTGCCGATTGGATCAAATGCACCAGTGTTGTAGTTATTGCGCCAGCCGTTACTGCTGGGACTGCCTACACTTCTGCCTTGACCGCATACAGCCTGACCGTCTCTGTTGCCGACGATGGCAAAAAACAGGTTGGCAATGTCCTTGCTCATTTCGTAGTCTATCATCTGATAGCCTTTGCCTCTGAGCCATGCCAGGTTCTGGAAGTCCTTCACCGTGTAATGAAGTGGCAGGTCTGCCACTTCTGCAGGATCCTTAGGAAGAACATGGCCTTCCTTGTCGTAGGACCATCCTGTGTATGTGTTGCTGTTACCGTCACCAACCTTTGCCTGTACGCCCGAAACACTGCGAAGGGTTCCGTTCACCATAGCTGCTGCATAGATGCCGCAAAGGTCAGGCTTGTGCTCCACCCAGTCAGGTTCTATGGCTTCAAGCTCACTGCTGTCAACGGCGATGGCTTCTGCATTGGTGAAACCAACTTTGGCTGCAAAGACTATGTACTTCGCTCCTGTAGGAACATTAGTGAAGGTATAGTCGCCATCAGTGAAGTCGGAATCTGCTGCCATGCCTGTAAGAGTGTACACATCAAGCATCTTGCCATCTTCATCAACAAAAATCGCGCCAATTCTGCTGCTTGCCACACCTGGCCAACGGACTTGCTTCATTCCTTCCACATCCATCATGTAGGTGTTGTAGTTGCTGTTTGTCCTAATAAATGCCTGACTGCTGTCAAATTTCAGCTCACCATCCTCTGTGAAAATTCCTGTATCTGTAGAGTCTGTAATTACATAGTAACCAGCCTTAAGCAGTATTTCAGACAGTTTGAAGCGACGTACCACACTCGCTGACGAAATAGGCTCTTCATCAAGGGAAGACAGGAAAAGATACTTCTTATCATTCTTGAAGTCATTGATGCCCTTGTACCAGTAGTGAGGGTTATACATGAATGCGTCATACTCTCCCTTGTCGTATGTATTATTCAGGGCACGGCCATCTGCAAGCTTCGTATAGTCTCGCTCATCGAGGCGGACGCAGCGCATCTTTTCCTCTCCTGGGCTGTAGAGACCAATGACTGGCTTCATGTTTTCCCATATCTGGCTGATGTGGGATGAAGGGGTGTAGTTGTTGCCAAACTCATAGCCTGTACTGTTGTCCAGGTTCGTGATGTTCTGGGGATCACCAACAGTATCTGCAAAGCTGATGCAGCTGTACTGGCTGTTGTGGATGCTCAGCTCTGGGAAATATGAGCGCAAGGATGAAAGAGTCTCATTGCTTACGAAGTCCGTCATGATCCAGCGTCCTGTCAGTCCAGTACACTTTCCACTCTCGCCGTATGTGGCACCGCTTGCGCTGAGTCCTGTCACACCTCCGTCAATAAGTGTCTGCAATACTCCTGACTGACCTGTCACATTGATATTTGCAAGACGGATGTATCTGATTGATGCACCTCCGGCTATAATATCAAGAAGCAGCTGTGCACAGTCTATCTTGCCACAGTCGGAAACAAGGATGCTTCTGACACTTCCAACACCTTCAAAGCTCAATCCACCAGGATATTTCAGGTTTGCCAGATTGGTGAATGAAAGTGATGTCATAGTCGATGGCAGTTCAAGCGTCTCTATTGGCGATGTCTCTGCAAGGGCAATCGTTGTCAGCGCGGATCCTTTTGCATACACTTCTGCAAGTCGAGGGCATGAAGCTGCTGAAATGGTCTCAATTTTGGTATTCTCCGCATTGATCATCCTGAGGAATGGCATATCACCACAAGCCAATCCCGTAATATATGGGTAGCTTGTCTCATTGGCTGCCTCTGCGTGCCATGTACCGCCAAGCGTCAGTTCCTCCAGCAATGTCATTGAGCCGAGATTGAGCGTTCCGCCACTGTTGGCCATCGTTACCTGGCTCATATCCATTGCGCTGATTCTGTCGCATTGGTAGATGTATATGAGGGCGTTGCTGTCATACACAGCCATATTGAAGTCATGCGTCTCACCTGCCTCCAGATAGCAGCTCTCACGGATCACGCCTCTGTTGTCATTACCGATGCCGAAATATCCTGTCTTGGCTGCCTTGATGCGCAAGTAGCCGCTTGACTTCGCAGCAAGGCGGAAACTGATATATGTGTCTGTGAAGGAGCCTGTACCATAGAAACCGTCTCTGATGCGCCATCTACGCTGTATGAAAGAAGGAAGGGCTGTAAGGCCGAGTCCCTGCAGAGCATAGAAGTATATGGCATCAGCGGTTGCAGTGAAATTGATGTATTTCCGTTCACCGTCATAGCTGCTCACCACCTTCGGCCACTTTTTGAGGCGCTTGGTGATGAAGAAGTATTTTGCTCCCTCTGGGCTGAATGGCTGTAGGGTCACGCCATCAACAGAGGTCTGTACGGAACGCATGGCAGAAGCAACATTCATCAGTGACAGCTCTCCACTCTCCTGAGTAGGACATTTCACATTCTGCTGATGGTAGATGTTCTGGAACAGCACAGAGCCCCATCCAGCGTATGGGTTTGTGTAGTTCTCATCCGTATCACGGTTTGGATCCATTTCCGCGTCAACAGTACAGCCACCGTCATTGTCCTTGCTGTTCGTCGTATCACAGTCATAGACCTTGTTCAGATACATCCTGACATTCTCATCGCTGTTGTAGATGCCATTCTCTACCTTGCCGCCGTCATCGAGGAACCACATAGGCTGTGTGTTCTTTGCCCTCTGGTCAACGGCTGCCAGATAGTCCGTGAATACATCGTAAGCCATTACGCTCTGAGGTGATGCGTACTTGTAGAGTTCTGCATACCACTTTGCCTTCCACACGGCTTCAGGAACCTTTGAATAATCACATTCGTCGCAGAACCTGAGCCAGCGGTATAGTTCATAAGGACACTTCTTGCCTAACGCATACGCAAGGGCAAGGTCATCGTCATTCACAAGACACTCAAAATAGAAGGTCCAGGCAGGAACAACGCTGAGATCCGTGATAGAACCTGCATCGACAAGTTTTCTCACCCAAGATGATGTGCTCACCGTCTCGTTTCCCTCTGCATCCACTGTGATCAGCGGATTCATCATGTCATCAAGGGAAGAAACGCCCTGGAACCAGTCAAAGCCCTGATAGTTCAAGAGCTCAAAGCCAGTGACAGGATTTAAGACCGTACCTTCAACATGCCACTTGCCGCTGTTGTCCTGATACATCTTGCCACCCTGCTCTTCCCATACGCTTCTTGTGGCATCATACTTCATGAAACAGTATGAGCTGCCACAGTAGAGGCTGAGAAGGTAAAGCTTGCCTGTGTTCACGGTGGAGTCGTTGCGGAATCGTGTCTTGATGTCCACAAGACTCTCATCCCTTCTGCCGAAGTATTCAACGAAACTGCCGTCACCATAGTTGAGGCATCCCTTGTTATATCCAGGAGTGTCTTTGAAACCGAGTGCAAGCTGTTCACTCTTGTCTTCCTTCCAGTTGCCCTTTGCGTGGAATATGATGTTTCCGCTTGAAGGAACCTCGTTGTCACAACGGAAGGTTGCGACATTGTGGTTTGCCGTCGAGTGATTCATCTGCAAGCCTTCCAGATGCACATCCCCCTTGTCGTAGGTACCATCAAAGGCTCTCTGCGCAGGGGTAAGGTACTGACCTCCGAGGGCGCGGAATGTGTTGTTCATCATGTCGCATACGCCACAGTCATTTGCATTGCCGGAATCAGAATAATCGACCTTCACCGTAATGAGATCCACAGGGATTGTGTTGTCGCCTACCTGCACTTTGTTGATCTTGGCAAGCTCTATTGCCCTGCGTCCTTCCTCTGTCGTTTCGTCAGGATTGAGAAGCGTGATGATGGTGTTCTTGTTCTTGCCCTTGCTCTTTGCCAGATAGTAGCGCTTGTTCTTGACAGGGCGCTTGGCTGATGTCGTTCCCTGGTTTCTTGTCTGGACCTCTGTTGCCATGAAGTTTGTCCATGGGCGCGCAGGGTTGTAGTAATACAGGGTGATGTAGTTCTTGGTGCTTGTGCTTGTCGTACTGTCAAGAGCACCTACATCACTGCCCTCGCAAGGGCACTCTATGATATATGGCATTCCGAGATCCGCAAGCTTGGTTCTGTCTGGCATCTGGGCTGTCAGCACGTCATTTTCCTCATACTCATGAGCCATCACCGCTGTATCTGTAAGCTTCACGACATGGTTCTCAAAACACTTTGCCCATTCTGCATAGCTCTCCCATGCAAGAATATAATACAGATACAGGTCGCCTTCTGTACCGTCATACTCAATCGGCTTTTCCTGATACAGTCTGCCGCCTCCTGGCTGATAGCCTATGCAAGCGACTTCCTCACCATTCAGGAAAAGCTTGATGGTTGAATATGTATTGCCGTCCCTGCTCACAGTCTTGGATCCAGGTTCTACGACAACACACACTGTCACCTTCTCACCCTGAGCGTATGCGCGTTCCTCACGTCCGCTGATGCCTCCGTTGGCATAGATGCCGATGACCTTGCCTGTCACATAGAAACCTGCACCAAGTCCTTCATCATAGCATTTCAGGAGCATGGTGTCATCATTGATGGTGTTGTTCGAGGCGAAGGCAAACTGTATGGCTGCCCCGGCACTTTCAAGGTTGTCTGCCTTGAATGGGTAGTGATTGAGCTGTCCCTTGACATTCTCCGCGATGCGAAGTGCCACCTCGCCAAGATAGTTCTTGAAACCGTTGGAACTCCAGTTTACTCCAGTCAGCTCCATCTTGAAGTCACCATCCGTTATGCTGTGGTCTGACTCTGAATTGCTACGGCTTCCGAAGTCAAAGGCATAGATGGCATTCTCCTTCAATGTGGCTTTGATAGCGCTTCCGTTTACGGTCATGCGCACAGAGCCTGACACACTACCTGCAACCATTGCATAAAAAGCAAGGATGCTGCCGTCTTCTCCGGATTGTATCTGACGTGTGACGGTATAGGTTGTTCCCTTCTCACAGGTGATGTTGCTGATTGCCTTCTCGCCTTCCATCAGGCTCACGCCCTCAACATAGTTCTTATCGTTCTGGTAGGCTGCAATCTCTATCTTTACACTGCTGTAACGTTTCACTTCACCGTCGGTTGTATCATTGTATCTGATAGAGACAACAGGGATGCTACTTTCAGGATCTATCACCATGACACTTGTATAGATGGTGTTTCCCTTTACTCCAGAAGAAACATCTTCTCCCTGGATCCTGACAAGATAGCTGCCATGAGAAAGACCAAGTGCTACAGCATCGAAGCTTACAGCGTGGCTGTAGGCGTCATAGACGGTCGCTTTGCCTACGTTCACCCATTCACCTCCGATAAATATGTCTGTTGTCACAAGGATGCCTTTGTCACTCGTGTAGTTGCCGAATTTGTATAGGTCTATAGTCTTGGAACCACCTTGTGGGATGATGCTTGCCGCACTGTAGTTGAGTGTCTGGATGCAGGTACAGGTAACATCCACTGCTGTAATCTGGAAATTCTTTGAACCGGTATTGCCTTCCTCATCCGTTGCAGTCATACGGAACTTGCGCGTTCCTGCCTGGCTGATGAGGCTGCTGAGGTCAATACGGAACTTGAAGTCTTCCAGATCATCAGAACTCTCATGGTCTTTCGTGTCAGTGTAAACACTCAGACTGCTGTCGCGGTCAATGATGTCAATGCGCGAAATACCGTTCAAGGTTCCGCTTCCGTCTGTCTTCATGCTTCGGATGGCTGCCTTGATTATTGCGGTACCACCAAGACCAACATAAACAGGGGATTCTTCCAAGGCGATGCTTACAACAGCACCAGAAGCAACACCGCCACCGGTACCACTTCCAACAGGAAACTGCTCTTCATCACCTATCTGTTCACCTGCAGCATTGCGCAAGGACACTTTTACCACTCCCTCTGTCTCTGTGTTGACATTGATTCCTGTAGGGATATGCTCATAAGCGCCACCTGTGCTGAATGGTGTGGTGCTGCCCTCAGCTGGGGTGTTTTCTGCTTCAACGTTGCCACCGCCGAAGTCCTGCCAAAGACCGCTTTCCCAGAAGTCTGCTTTTGTTGTACCTTTGTACTGTTTGCACTCCACTTCGTATCTCTCACTGCTCTTGTAAGCAATGATCATTCCCTGCTTGCAGTACTCAGTGTTGGTCTTCTCCATATAGTTCTTCAAGGCTTCCAGAGCTGCACTGAGTGTGTAAACAGTTGTGTTGCCAAGAAGGTTGTTTATATCGACATAGCTTTCACTGCCAGCTGCAAGGCTACCGAAGTCCTTCCAGTTGGCTTCATTAAGCCAGTTTGATTCTGTCACAGTCTTGCCGATATACTGGAAGGTCTTCCAGATGCTGGTACCACTCTCAAAGGATATGATCAGACCGCTGACGGCTTTACCTGCATTCCATGCTGCATGCACGGCACTCAGTTCCTGGTTGTTTGGATCACACAGAACATAGTAGCCTCTGACAGGAATCTCGTTCGTTGCGTTGAAGATGCTTGCAGGGATGTCCTCTGGGGCAATAGGTTCCATGTCACCTGACTTCCAGATGTAAGGAATGTTCTTTTCCTTGCGTACATAGATGGCATCAGCAGACAAATCAACATTGCCGAAATAGTAATCCTGATCAAGGCATGAGACATATAGTTTCTTTGTCTCATAATTGTACATATAGATTCCCTCCTTGCGTACCAAGTCTTTCATGATATCTGGGGTCTCCGTTGTCCAATAGTCTATTATCACCACATCTGTCTTGTTCACTTTATGCTTCAGTTCTTCGCTGAGCATAGTTTCAACAATGGCACCATCAGGAACTTCACTGTTGAAGGTGGTAAGAGTGCCTTCTTCACTATTCCATGCCCAAGGCTTATGTGTCGTTTTATGAAGGAACAGTTTGTCTTTGCGAGCCTTTAAGTTTTGATCATTATATTCGAGATAACCATAAAAACTTGCATAATACTTACCGCCCTTTCTTGCAACGAAGCAACCATCTGCAGGACTGTACAGAATGGCTTCAAATGGGGCTGTAGCGCTCTGCATCTCTATTGTGACGGATGTCATTGTGAGACCGTCAAACTCCGCAAACTTACGATGATCAAGGTTCTCGATGTTTTCTACAGCATCTTCAAGAGTCGCTTTGTCATTAGAACTCATCAGGCCATCATGCTCTAAAGTGGCTAAAGGAATATCCAAAGATACTCTTTTTGTTTCACCACTGAGCATTGTCAAGTCCATATATAGACCATCGCCTTCTTTGAAACCAAAGTCTATCGATAACACCGTGGCATTGCTGTTGTCATTGACACTGTTGTCAAGTTCGACGACGGCTTCTCTTAATTTCTCGTTAAGATATTCCTGAAGCTCATACTTCTTGTTGTTTAGTTCTGCAACAAGACCATCCACTTGACTCAGGGGAATCAAGTCTTCACTCTTATGCAAGAAACTGTCAAAGACATCAGCAAACTGAACCTGTGTAGGAATCAAACCTTTGCGAAACCAGTTTTTCAGCACGCTTCTTTTCTGTGTACTCATATTTTGAACGGTTTTTAATTAGTATTCAAACAGTATTTATTTCAGGCGCATGATATAGAACAGGACAAAGTAAGGGGGGCGGTTCTCGTGAGCCTTTGAAGCATTCCAACTTCCAGATTGCCCAATATCGATGGTATGTGTATGTGAACCTGCAGAACCTGTATTAACACCATTATCACCACCACCTAATTCATGCTGACCACTACCGCCATCATTGCCATTGTCTGAATATATTTTATGGGTATGCTCACCCCCATTTGAACAGGTAGCTGTATGATTATGGTCAACCATCGCTGTTTCCTGTGGAGTTAGCAAATGCGTTTTCTCACCACCAGTCTTGCCTATAGTGTTATAATCGGCATCTGAGCCTTGCCCAACAATAAACCTTCCTCGAAGGTCAGGCAAACAGAACATGCCTGCAGCTGTATCAGCCTTGTTAAACTTTGTACCAAGTACTGCGTAAAGTTCGGGGTAAAGTGCTTGGCTAAACGCCTGGCCATCACAAATTGCATAATTATCAGGGATAGCGGAACCACTATACATTTCCACAACACCTAAAGGAACAGGTTTTATCTTTGCCATTTCTGCTTGGATTGCTGACATCTGTTCACGAAGGGATGCAGCAATAGCCTCGATGTCCACAGGTTCTTTCAGTTCTGCCCACGCCCATCGTTCCGCACCTGTGCCTTGTGCAACTTGGCGCGTAGTATATGCACCATTATACGTCACTTCTCCCTGAGTAACATTGCCGTTTGATGTCACCAGATGCAGATAGTCTGAATTTTCACTGCTTCCAGCAAAGTGCAGAACTTCACCCATTGGATAGGCGGTTGTCTTCAAAAAGACATAACCTTCCTCTCTACCACCATTTGCCTTTGGCTGGCAGCCGCTGAGAATGGTCTTATCGCCTACCATATTGCCTAAAGCACCCAGCATGTCAATATTGTTCTGGATTGCCTCCAGAGTCTCACAGTCCAAGGGGAATGAACGATTCTCCTGACTCGTATAGTTTCCGATTACTCTTTCCATACATTGTTTATTGTTTGTCAAAATTGATTATTATGGGCTTCGCAATCGCTGCTTGACCATATTCGTATTCTATGAATCCCATATTGATTATTTCAGAGCTCGTCAAATCTATTGCGTCAAATCCAATATATTCAAGGCCAAATCGCATTCCTGCTAATTTATAGCGTCGTACTACGCTTTTCACTTGACGCTCATCTACTACTCCTTTCAATCTGATTGGCAGGCGAACGGCAAAGTCCATATCAGAACTGCCACCATAGCCACGGTTGTTCAATATCTGTGGGGTTGTCAATTTCTTGCCGTCAGCGCGTCGGCTTAATGTCACGCCAGTTTTACGTTCTGTCTCGATGATAGAAATGTCACGATACTGAGGGTCAAAAAGGTCATTGAGTACACGGCGCAAGTTGCAAGTCTGCCCGTTGCGCCTCATTTCCTCGTTCACCTCATTGCGGTAGCTGAGCATGTCTTTCAGCTCCAGATCTACAGGCTTCGTCACTGCATATACCAAAGCACCCATCAGAGGCTTGCGAAGACACATTGGAAGCATCTGCAACGCCAATCGCCTTAGGTCAACATCAAACAGACTCATACATATTCCTCCATCGTTATCGTTACATCACTGCTTGCAGCATTCATATAGCCACTATGTGGAACGGCTCTCACATCGATGTCTGCCCAGCTGTCAGAACCATTTGCCATAATAGCAGAGCTCTTTACCTCCGCGATCTTTACGCCTGATACTTGCTGCACGGCATCCACAAGCGCCATATTTGAGTACACGCCATTGAATGGAAGGTTCTCTACATAATTCTGGACTGCATTCAATACAGCTGTTGCAACAGCTTCTGCCTCCAGCAGTCCGTCATAGCAGATACTAAGAGAACATTTGAAACGGTCGGCACTCTCGTTGACCAGATTGATGCGTACTCCTGCATCCTTGACTTCTCTCAGGTAGTTCTCCAGCTGTTGTTTGGTAGAGGCATCCAAAGCGGATTTCTTTCCATCCTTCACACCTGCAACCTTGATGGTCAGAATACTCGTTGAAGTGTTCTCGCTGACAGCTGCATATTTCACTACTTTGGCAGCCTCTATCTCATCAGCTGTCATGTCGCTTGTGTCATATACATCTGTGTCATCAGCAAGTGTCTTCCCCTTCATGAAGTCAAGAACCTTGTCTCTGTACCATTTCGCACGATGGGGAATCTTGGAGTCCAGTGCGGTAGTCACCTCATCCTTATGGGCATCAATGAGGCGTTCTACTATCCATGATGTCACCGCAACGATATAGAACAGCAGGTTCTCAATACTTACAACAGAGTATTTGCTGCTGAAATTTTCTCCTGGAGTGAAGCCGTAGGCCTTGGCAACGTCTTCATTGCCCATCCATTCCGCGCATATAGCGCTCTTGATTTCTGATATTGTTCTTGCCATCCTTATCCGATTTTGAAGTCCACGCCAACCACCATATAACCAATGCCGCCTTTCCAAAGATCGTACATGTTATCATCGGTCAATGCCGTAGCTGGAGATACATCATTATTCTTGCAATAGTTCTCAATAAGTTTGTTCCATGCACTCGCTGGCAATGTGAGTTCCATGCCAGCAGAAAGCTCATCAGTGATAGACAGACCATTCAGAGCGGCTATCTCTTCTATAGCCTCTATCGAACCTTTTTCCTGTAAGGCAATATCAAGGAGCGTCTGACCGCTCTTCACAATCACTGTCTTCATTTCTTAATCTTGTATATTACTGCACAAACTAAAATAAGAGCCAAAAGACCAACATACCAGAGCCATTTGCACGGCTTACTCTTTACGGCTGTCACTTCTTGCAGAACACCCCCATTATATACGGAGTCTTTCTGCTCCTGAGTAATCGCCACATTCTGGGCTGTTGCCGTCTCTTGGCTGCTATTTGATTGATTTGTCTTGTTATGAGACTTTCCCACATAATGGTCTTTGCTGTGCTCTGTCTCATGCCAAAGCACATTACCGCTGGAGTCTGTCACTATACGTTCATGGAACTTTTCCACGATGCTGCCACTCCATTGCGTGTGTGTGGTCTCTCCAGAACTGTTGTTTTCTACTTGACGCTCTGTCTGCCCAGTTGTCTTCACCACATCAGATGTGTTTGCCTGGGCTTTCTCCGTGAAGCTTTCTGTTACTTTCTCCTTCGTCTTGCAACTGATACAGTTCAAGGCAAGAAGGAAAAGAAGAATCATTTTCAATACTGTCTTCATATTATTCACTTTATTTGTTTCTACGCATTATTTCATCCACTGCCAGTTTGAAGCCGAATATCGTTGCGGCATAGACTAATGTCTGACCGAAATACCAGAGGGCACCATTTGGAATGTCACCGTCAGGACTTCTGAAAAATGCGATATAGCACATCACTATGCCGCTGATCAGCGTCACAACAGCTGTTGCGTACTGAATTTTGTCTTTTGAATGCTGTTCCATATCTTTAGTATTTTGCTTCTATTTGTATGCCTGTTCGGGTGATCTTGACACTGTCAACCTTCTCACCGTCCATTTCCAGCTGCTCCTTGATCATTGTTCTCCAGTAAATAGGATCATTGTCAAGCAGCATGTCGCTGATACCAACTCCCATCAAAGGACGCTCTTTCAATTCCCCTTGGTGCATAGCCAAGATGATAGCCTGGTTTTGGTATAGCGTATCACCTAATGTCAAGCCACGCTGTATCAGACCAAGGCTGTCCTTCTTTATGTCTATCAGCGGAGCAAAGTCCGCGAGTTGTATTCCTGTCATATTGTCTAATGCTTTACTGTTTCATCTTCATAATCTCCCCTCTGGCTCTTTGTCAATGTCTGGCCTGCCCATGTGGAGACTGAGGCTTTCAATGCTGCACCGCCGTCCTGAGCTACAGGGGTCCAGGAACTCATCACATTCTTCAAAGAATTGATGTCATCCTCGATGGTGTTAAGTTTCTCTGTCAGCTGTTCGATGTTGATAAGCCCACCAAGTTTGCCACCATTGATGACAATGGTCTCTATATGGTCCACCTGCAACACTACCAACTGGCTCAGATCACCGCTGAGGCTTCCGATGGTAACAGCGGTTCCCACCTTTGGCGTGATAAGCATTTCGCCGTCATCGTCAGCTTCGGAAGCTCGAAGGCGTACATCAGGAATGGCAATGTTTCCGATTTGCACCTCACACAGATTGCCGTCCACGCTGTTCACAATGCCTTGATAGATTGTGATAGTGCGTCCGCCACCTCCTATGTTCCTGAGGCTCTCGCCAAGTTCCCTGTATTTATCCATGTTGTCAACTGAGTCTGAAACCTAATTCTATTTTTCTTTTGCCACCATCTTTGCCGAATGAGGTTGTGACACTTGTCACGAAGTATGTTCCGTCCTTGTACGGGTAGTCCTTATCATGCAGCGTTACACTGTCAGCTGGTCTGCACATTGGAATGAGCCAGCCTGTGATGCTTCCCTCATAGCCGTCAAATGTCCTGCGCTTGACCTCCAGCTCTCCGCGTGCCTTCATCGAAGCATCATCAGACGTGGGACATTTGATTTCTATTTTGTCGCCTCCTGTACTTCCAACCTCAACTTCCTTGACTTTCCCATCAGGAAGGAGCGCCTTGACAACGACCTTGACCTTCTTGTCTTCTGCACGCCGGTAAGTCAGATCTTCTTCCTCGACATTCAGGGCAAGGTCATAAAAGCGTTCGTCATACATCTTTTCTCCAGGCGGATGAATGTGGAGTTTCCCATCTGATATGTATATGTCCGCACCACACTCTTCATGCACTTTCTTCAACACATCGTACCCTGTCGCGTTATTGATGACAAACTTGTCGTATGTCCAGGAATAAGTGCATTCGATACTGAGTGAGAGACCACAGCCGGAAACAACCTTTTTGAGAACATCATCAAGTTTGACTTTCTTCATCACTTCATTGGGTATCTCCTTCCGGAACAGGAACAGGTCATCCTCACAATGCAGTTTGATGTCACCGCCATCTGTGCTGATACGCTGCAACCATCCAGAGAACTCTTCTTCGATGCCGTTCTCATCATACCCAAACTTGATGCAAACCTTATCACCGCGCTTTAGTTTGTCTTCTATCTCCAGTGCAGCGTTGTACTGTGCGCCTGGCAACGTTATGACAGCAGTGTCCGCAAGCAGCTCAACGCTCTTGTGAACCTCAACACTGTCCAACATGCCAAGTTTGTAATTGCCGATTGATATGTCATAAGCCATCGTGTACATAGGCATCAAGCGTTTAGATCATCACGGCTTAACAGCAATTTGTAGATGTCATCGCTGTATGCCTGAATGGTGTAGTTCTGATTTGTAACTCCTACAGTGAAAGGAATGTCCCAACTTTCTATTGCAAGCTGACTGATGCCGAAGGCTTCAAGCAATGGGCAAAGAGCCTTTACATGGCCAGCCTCACAGAATTTCCTGAGCTGTGCAACATCCTCTTCTGGATATTTGCCTTCACGAGACATAAGAACGCCCTCAATCCTGACAGTATAGTCATCCTGTGTCCAGCGTTCTTTGATGCTTCCCTTGATGGTTCCTTTGTTCACATGACGACGGATAAGGATATTCTGACCGTTTATGCTGATCATTGGCTCTATGGGAAAGAGCCAGTCCTTTGCTCCAGATTCTTCCAGTTGGAAACGCAACGGCATGACCATAGGGATGCCAAGCGCATTTGTGCGCACAACCTCTTCAAGTTCCGCATCACTCAGGTCTTCGACATGAAAGTCTGCACCATCAGGGATTTCCTTGCCCCTGATGTAGCCCATATTGACACCATAGAAATTGTTCTCACGAAACAAGCCATAGGGTGGAACCTTGGTGAGTCCCATCGCCCTTAGTGCTATATTCTGCAATATGAATCTGGTTGTTTTCATCGATCTGAACTTGTTGCAATGGCAAGAGCTCTGTTCATGCACTGCAAAACTATTCGTTCAAGTTCTGCCGTGTCGGTCTTGTCCATCATTGTTACGTTTATGTTATCGAAGAACTTGCTTATGGTCATTGTTATGCTGGTGCTGCGTGTGCCTCCTGTTGCCAACGCCTCTGCGGTCTTGTTGCCCTTACCCTTGCCTTTGCCCTTAGAACTGCCACCACCTGATGCAGCATTGAAGGCAACATCTTCTGTCGCACTGCCCTTTGTGCCAGGTGAGGTGATTGCTGCGGTCTTAGTTGCCCCTTGCTTATCCTTGGCGCTTTCTACAGCATAGTTCTTGTCATACTGTGCCTTGATGCCTGATGCAAGGGTTTGGGTCTGGTTGAAGGCCTTTTCTGCACTGGTCATTCCAGTAATGTCCTTCACACCCTGAGTCGCACTGTTCCACGCGCCCTTAAAATCACCATCAAACAGTTTTGCTATGGCTTCACCGATTTTGCCGATGCCACTGAGCAAAGTCTTGAACCTGTCAATAAGATAGTTCTTGATAATCTCACCGAAACCTTTTATGGTGTCCCACATCGTCAGGATAAAAGCACGGAAGCCAGCAAACTTGTTCCAGCAATATACTACGGCTGCGACAAGTGCTGCAATGACAGTGATAACAATTCCTATCGGATTGGCGTTCAAAGCTACATTAAGCAACCATTGTACACCCTCCCATGCCTTTGTCACAGCAGTCACCACCTTAACGGCTCCCACCATTCCCCAAAGGGCAATAGTATGAAGGTTGAAAGCAATGGTTCCTACAGCAACCACAGCTGCAAGCAGACCAAACTCTGTTTTCCACTTGACAATAAAACCAATGACGGAAGCCACAACAGAGAAAATGCCTTCAAGTGCAGAAGCTATTGGTGGAACAATCGCGATGAAGAGATCCATCAGATTGCTGATAATCGGCTTGATCTTATTGAACATGTCAACAGCCTTCTGCTGAATGTTGCCTACAAGCGTTGAGAACTTACCGCTTACAGTCTGGCTCAGTTTGTCACTCATGCCGGCAAAAGCACCGCCTTCGCTTGTGGCATGTTTGATAGCAGCTGCAACGGCATCAAAGCCAATCTGTCCCTTGCTCATCATGTCCTGCAGCTCAGAATAGGTCTTACCGGTCATCTTCTCCAGTTCCTTCAATGGGTTGAAGCCTTGATTGATAAACTGCATAAGATCCTGACCGCTCATCTTTCCGGCACTGGCAACCTGACCAAAGACAACAGACAAGCCACCGAGCTTGTTTTTGTCGCCAGAAGCAATGTCACCCAACTGTTGCAGATAGGTATTGACCTTATCTGCCTGGACACCGAAGTTCAGCATGGTTTTGGCGTTGTCCGTAAGATCCAGATTGTTGTATGGCGTTTTTGCCGCAAAGTCATTTATCTTTGCAAGGACGGACGCTGCCTTTTCCTCACTGCCTACAAGGGTCGTGAATGCAACACTTGTCTGTTCTGCCTGTGCACCGATGCTTGAAATAGCACCTACACCTGCACCTATGAGCGTGTAAGGGTTCATCAGGAACTCCATGCCAGGCAAGGATGACAAAGAAGTCTTGAAGCTGGAGAACGAGAAGGCTTCCCGAAGGCGAGTCCCAACGGAACTTGCCTTACGGGATATAATGTCCAGTTGCTGGGTAGTCTGCTTCGCCACGCTCAGCACATTACCCTCATCTGCCTGTAATTTTATCAGAAATTTAAGTACGCTGTCCATTGTTTGCCTTATTCTCCATTTTGCGGATGTCGATTAGATACCTAATTGTCCATGCCCATTCTTCATCACTCAGTGAATCTGGGTCAATGTGCATGTAATACCGAAGAAGGGTGTTCAGGAAGAGAACATCACCGTCTTCTGCATCTGGAACATCGGCATCCGCTAAAGCTTTTTTACTTCTGCCTCCTTGACCTTGATGACCTCTTCCATCTTGTTGACTACTGCCATGAAAAGGTCATCCTGCTCCAGGATCTCTTTGTCACCATCTACCCAGAGCTGCTTAAGAAGCGTCTCGCTCATCTTGATAGGATCCTTCACTACGCTTGCATAGCTCAGGTTCTGACGGGTGGGCTTGTGAAGGATGCAGCTCTTGCCGTCAACAGTGATTTCAAAAATGTCGCCGTGCTTTGCCTTCCACTCTGCGACCTGTTCTTTTGTATAGTTCATTTTAATGATGTTTTAATGATGTTTGAACACTATTCAAAATAGCTCACAATGCCTTTCTTATGAAGTGCGACTATTGCCTTGCGACCAACCTCACTTTCAAGGAAAGCTACATCTGCCATGTTATCCATAAACAGATTTTCTGTCAGGACAGCTGGGCAACTTGTGTGAGCCAACACATAGAAGTTACTTTCCTGATCTGCGTCACCATCCGAATAGTCGGTGCGGAAAGGACGCTGCTTCTCGCTGTATGCGCCAGACTTCTTTCCGTCTGCCATAGCCTCTGCGTAGTCCGCAAGTTCTACCTCAGCGGCTTCATACAGCTTTGTTGCGAGTGTATCTGCCTTTGTCTTGCCTCTGCTGGTGTATGCGCACCAACCGCCAGCATTAAGCCACTGAGAATTACTGCCGGCTGCATTGACATGAATTGAAACATAGATGCAGTTTGCCGTGCCATACTCCTTGCAGATCTTGTTTACAATGGCGCAACGGCTGGCAAGTTCCACTTTCTGCGTTGCAGGAACCTCATCAGCTTCAATGTCCACAATGACAGTGTAGCCTGCTGCCTCCAGTTCCGCTTTCAGCTGCTTGATGATCTCGCGGCTATACTTGTACTCGCGGAAGCTCTTGTCTGGGCTGCACTTGCCACCAACATTGATACCGTGTGCAGTACCCAGTATGACAATCTTCTTTTTCATTCGTCAACTTGTTTGTTACACACCCTTCTTGTCGAGGAAGATGAAAGGCAATGCTTTCTCCTGGAACTTATCACCCTGCTTCCATTCCGTGTTGTCTTCTGTGAACTCACAGGAAACAAGAATGTCGGTTGTAATGGCATCACCATTGGTTGGGTTGCCATACGCTGCTACAATGTCAACGGATGCGTCAAGGATGTCACCGCCACAGGCTGTGCGGAAAGCTTCATACTCACTCTGCAACAGTGTGATTTCACCGTCAAAGGTCTTGTTGCCGCGCTGGATGCTGTGGGGCTTATTGCCCTTACCGTGCACAAGTTCCTTCTCCTGCTTTGAACCGTACTTCACGCCACGAAGTCCTGTGATGGGGCGACCTGCCATGACGATATTCACGTCTGACCACTCATATTCACGTGTATTGACCATATTCTTTCTTTGTTTAAGATGTTACGAGGAATCCAAGATTTACGTCAACATAGCGAGCATAACCATAAGGACGCACTTTGAGATTTACCAGAACCTTTGATGTGCTCAGGACGTTCTGGGTCTCATCAATGTAGCACTTGCAACCGTCACCGTCTGTTGCACTCAACTCACCATTGGCGGTCATTCTGCGATTGATGGCATTCTCCATCGTCTGCTGCCAGCTCTTGATGACTGCAACCTGTAGCGTTCCATCCACATTTACCTCCAGCTCATCGAGAACCATGTCAAGCATGGTGTCGTATGCAATGCGATAAGCTTTGTCGATAACACGGCGGTTGGTGATATGTGAATAGTCGCCCTCAGGATTACATGCGAGAGGATCATCTGCGAAATAGTAACCGCTTCTGCCCACATGCTTGCGTGCGATGATATAACCTTTCTCGAAGATGGTTGCAACGGTGCTTGCCGATTCGTCAATCTTCTTGGCACCGATATACATTTCCGTTGGGAACAGGCTACCATCCTTCACACGACCGATGTTGCGCTGCACAGGGATGGAAGCAATACGACCAAACAAAGTGCCGACGCAAGCGCCCTTGCTGCTCTGCTCTGTATTGCCTATGATGATGCCGGCACGGTCATACTTCTCTGATGTGAGGTCCTTCAACTCCTTTGAAGCGTCAAAGTTGCGACCTTCAAGGATGATGAACAAAGGTGAATAGAGCTCTGTGGTTGCCCACTCTGCCACCTGCTGAGCCTTAGGAAGGGCCGTGAATACATCAGGATCAAGACCGTTGGCACTTGCCACGCTTGCAGCAGTATTGACATTCACGATACCGATTCCGCGAAGTGCGCCATTCTGCTTTGTCACCAAGTCACGGATGCAGCCTTCTGTAGTCTTTGTGTAGTCACAGAGGGTTGTCATCGTTGAGGTCGGTGCAACTGGATAGAGAACAAGCTTTGTTCCCACCTCTGCCTCATCGTAGAACTCTGATACATGCTTGTAAAGGATGGCGTTGTTCGACGCTGTTACACCAAGCGCCGCAAGGTCATCCATGCTTCTGATAGTGTAAACGGTATTCAGAACGAAGGTTCCTGCAACTGCCGCAGCACCACAGACAAGGGCCAGGAGGCCGTCGGCACTTTCGCCGACGGTTCCTAACTGACCATTGAGAAACTGAATTTTTACTCTTGGTAATTGCATAAGAGTCGTTTTAAGGGTTTGTTACTACGCAGCAGCAACCTCAACAATAGCAGCTACGCCCTTCTTGTCGAAGCGACGGTACTTGCCACCGCTGCGCATCAGGAATGAATAGATGTCACCGTAGTACAGAGGGTTGTCGGTAGAGTCAAACATCTTCACCTCACCCTGAGCACGGCTGACACACTGCTGCTGCCATGCAAGACCTGCAGCAAGCTCACCGGCAACGGCGTTCTTCTCCCACTCCAGGAGTGACTTGCCATCTGCTCCCACACGGAGAACCTGGCTACGCTCCATGATGTTGAAGCTGAACAGCTGACCGAGGATGCCCTTCTCTGTGTTTGCAGAGTTCTGGAATGCCCAAAGTTCCTTCTCAGAGAGGTCGGCAATGAGGTCGGCGTACATCACGCTGTCAAGAAGAAGGTAACGGCCTTCCTTGGCAACATTGTCCTGATTGAAAAGCACCATGAGGCGAAGAACATCGTCCTTGGTGATCTTCTTGCGCTTGCCGGTTGCAGTAGCGCTTGTATGGGCATCACGCTCGTCACCTGATGTGCCTACGATGTTGCCACCTGTGTACCACTTGTAGAGAAGGTTCTGCTGAGCCGTTGTCTGCAACTGCTGGCGATCATTGGTCAGAACACTGTTGCGCTTGTCATAGCTGAGCTCAACGGTGTCGATGTTTGGAATGTAGATAGGATCCGTTGTCAACTCGTCCAGATCGTAGGTGAGATCATTGTCTGTGCGCTGGGCAACAGATGCAGGTTTCTGGGTACGGTTGATCTTAACGCCAGATGGAGCACCGGCGTTAGGGATGTGCACTGTCTTGACGCTGACGAAAGCAGAGTCATCGATACTCTTTACAGCGAAGGAGTTGTCTGGGTAGAAGTTCTCCTGAATGGTTGTCAACCAAATTTGCTTGTTTAATGCCATTGTTTTTTACTTTTTACTGGTTATTGTTCTTAGTCGTTGTAGTCAGTGCCAAACTTCTCCTTGAACTTGGCTGCGAAAAGCGCAGGGTTCTGAGATTTCAGAGTGGCAAGCTGGTTGTCACGGTCAAGGTCATCCCATGACTTGTTCTCGAAACCGCCATTGCCCTTGCCGTCGTGGTCGATGAACTCAACTGCGCGAGGGGCTGGCTTGTGAGCCTTCATGCTGTTGATAAGCTCTTCTGCGGAAGCGCGGTCGCTCTGCATGAGCTTCTTCATCGAAGGAAGCTGCTCATTGGTAAGCTTACCGTCTGCCACTGCCTGATTCAGGAAGGTGTCAATCTCCTTTGCCTGGAGCTGTGCAATCTGAGCCTTGTAAGCGTCATTTGCCTGTTGGAGAGCATCAACCTTTGTAGCCTTGTTCTCCAGACTTTTGATGTGTGCCACTACAGCACTGGCATCCGCTTTGTCCTTGAACGAAGGGATTGCCTGGATTTCATCTAATAATGCCATTTTGTTTTGAATTTGTGGCTCTGTTACAAGCCGGTTATTAAAATAGTGATAAATCTCTTCTTCTGTCTTGGGCTCTTCCTCTGATGGCTGCATGTCGTAGATACCATCCACGAGTTTCATCTGGAGGGCTTCATCAGCATTGATCCAGTGGTCCTTCTCATCGAAGTATTTTGCAAGGATGTCTTCCTGCTTCATGCCACAGCGTCCTGCAATCATGTTTGCAAGATCCTTCTGCAGCTGCTCCATCTGATCGGCTGTCTGACGTAAGGCGGAGGCATTGCCCCAGGTACCGCCGCTCACACTATGAAGCATTAGTTTCGCGTATGGGCTCATGTAGAGGGGTTTCCCACAGAGGGCAATGATGGCTGCGATACTTGCGGCCACTCCGTCTATATATATTGTAATGTCACTTTTCGACTGGCGAAGGGTGTTGTAGATTGCCATTCCACTGAACACATCACCGCCACGGCTATTGATGCGCACATCAATTTTGTCATACTGTGACTGCAATGAGATAAGTTCACTTACGATGCGACCGCTCTCTACTTTGTAGCCGTCGCCAATGTCGCCATACAAAAGCAGTGTGGCGTGTCCTTCACCAGGAATAATGTTAAAGAATTTCTTTGTCATGTCGTACGATTTTTGATGCAAAGTTCATCATTTTTTTTCGCCCAGCAAAACGCTGTTTTTATCATATACGCCACCACGAATATCATATACTCCACGGATGCCATCATAAAAATACAGTTTTGTTATTCCACTTATTATTAGGAACTTTGCAGTGATTTTTTAGAATAAAAACATGGGAAAGACAAACATTGACAAAAAAGATATTGCAAAATCGCTTTATCTCAATGGCAGCTTCACTCAGGAAGAGATTGCTGCAAAGGTCGGTACCACTCGCCAGACGGTTTCAAGGTGGGTGAAAGAAGGTGGGTGGGAAGAGCTCAAAGCATCATTCACCATCACACCGACACAGATTCTGGCTGGACTCAACCGCCAGATAGTAGAGATTAACAACAACATCAATGAGCGTGAAGAGGGCAAGCGATTCGCCACCGTCTCAGAAGCAGACACCCTTGCGAAACTTGCATCTGCCATCAAGAAGATTGAGAGTGATGTAGGCATTGCCGACATCGTGGATGTTGCTATACGTTTCACAAACTGGCTGCGTCCGCTTGACCTTGAAATGGCAAAGAAGTTCAATGAGCTGCTTGACGCTTTCCTTAAAGAACAGATGAAGTAATGACACAGGAAGACAAAAAAGCCCTCCAACGGTGGAGTGAACACCACAAGGCACTTGCCGCTGACATACCCGTCGAGGATTGGATGTCGGCAAGGGATATTGAGAAGAAACGCGCAGAACTTGAAAAGGATCCTATTGAGTGGATCCGCTACTTCTTCCCCAAATACGCCAAATACGAGTTTGCCCCATTCCATATACGTGCCATTCGTCGTGTCATAGAACATGATGAGTGGTACGAAGTCCTTTCGTGGAGTCGTGAGCTTGCCAAGTCAACTGTGGCAATGTTCATCATCATGTTCCTTGTGATGACAAAACGGAAGAAGTTCATCTCTCTGGCATCGGCAACCATCACGGCGGCGGAACGACTGCTTGCACCCTACAAGCTGAACTTCGAGAACAATCCGCGTCTGCGTCAGTTCTACGGCAACCAGGTAACGCTTGGCTCGTGGACTGATGGTGAGTTCACTATCAGACAGGGCGCGAAGTTCGTTGCACTTGGTGCAGGTTCCGCACCTCGTGGAGCACGAAACGAGGAAGTCCGTCCGGATGTCATCTACATGGATGACTACGACACTGACGAAGACTGCCGCAATCCTGAGACTCTGAAAAAGAAATGGGAATGGTTTGAAGGTGCTCTTTATCCTACACGTTCCATTTCTGAGCCTACTCTTGTGCTTTGGTGCGGTAACATCATAGCAAAGGATTGTTGCATCAAGCGAGCTGGCGAACGTGCGCGTCACTGGGATATTGTCAACATACGCGACAAGAACGGAAAATCAACATGGCCGGCAAAGAACACAGAGGAACAGATTGACATCGTACTGTCAAACATTTCTTCAAGAAGCGCACAGGCTGAGTATTTCAACAATCCTGTTTCAGAAGGTTCCATCTTCAAGAACCTGCCATTTGGCAAGGTACCAGCATTGAAGAAATTTCCGTTCCTCATCATCTATGGCGACCCTGCTTATTCGGATTCCAAGAAGAAAGCAAGTTCTACAAAGGCACTGTGGCTTATTGGCAAATACAAAGGCGTGTACTACATCATCAAAGGTTTCCTGGCGCGTGAACTCAATGCCGTCTTCATCAGTTGGTATTTTGACCTGATGGAATATGTCGGTGGGAAGACCAATGTGTATTGCTACATGGAGAACAACAAACTGCAGGATCCTTTCTTTGAACAGGTGTTCAAGCCTCTCTTGCGTGAGGAAGTGAAGAAACGACGCAAAGACCTCTACATCCGAGGCGATGAACGCAAGAAGACGGAAAAGGCGACTCGTATTGAGGCAAACCTTGAACCTATTGACAGAAACGGTGCATGGGTATTCAACGAGGAAGAGAAGGACAATCCGCACATGCAGGAACTTATCAATCAGTTCAAGCTCTTTGAAATGCACCTGCCATACAATGCCGATGGTCCTGACTGCGTAGAAGGCGGCATCACCATCATTGCACAGAAGACTGCTGAACTGCAACCTACCGAGACAATATCCTATCAGGAACTAAAAGAATTTAATCCATACAGAATGTAAATATGGCAAACTTCATTTCTACAACTGACTACGACGCAACCATCCACCGTGAGATTCTTGACTCGCTGCTGCGCAAGGATGCGCCAACATACGACCCTCAGATAATAGAGATCTGCGAAGACCGCGCTGTCTCTGAAATGCGCAGCTATCTGAACAAGAACTATGACTGTGACAAAATCTTCTCACAGACTGATGCTGACCGCCATCCGCTCATACTGATGTTTGCCATCGACATAACTGTTTATCATATCTTCTGCCAGCACAATCCCTATAAGATGGCAAAGATTCGTCAGGACCGCTATGACCGTGCCGTGGAATGGCTCAAAGGAGTGATGAAGGGTGACATCACCATTGATGGCGCACCACTCATCGAGGAACCAGAGCTTGGAGATAATTCACCATGGCAGATCCAGGCAGATGATGTAAGACCTACTTTCAGATAAATTTATCCCAAAATGAAAAAGAAAAATAAGACCCTTCCAAAAGAAAAGCATATCTCGCAGGGTGGTATGCGTGTCCCACATGGCCAGAAGCTTCCTGATGTGGTTCTACAGATGCCTGAGATATTCATGTTTGACATGAACGCATATATGGGTGCTGTCACTCAGGCAAAGAGTATTGACTATTCTTGTCGCACACGCCTCTTCGATATGTACGAGTCAGCACAGCTTGACCTGCATCTGTCTGGCGTGTTGGCAAAGCGTCTCAGGGGTGTCACACGTCTCCCTATTGAGTTTCAGCGAAACGGCAAGCCTGATGACACCATAAACGCACAGCTGCGCTCACCATGGTTCAAGAACCTCTGCAAAGACCTTATCATGTCGGAGTTCTGGGGCTTCACTCTCGTACAGTTCTATCTTGATGAAGATGGTAACATCAGATATGACCTCATCGACCGCAAGCATTACGATCCTGTGCGCCGTGTACTTCTCAAATACCAGAACGACCAGGAAGGATTGCCTATCGACGATTTCGAGAACATCCTGTTCGTCGGTACCGAAAGAGGGCTTGGCATCTTCTCAGAGCTGCTTCCTGCTGTCCTCTACAAGCGTGGGGATATGGCTGACTGGGCGCAGTTCTGCAACATCTTCGGTATGCCAATCCGTGAATACACATACGATGCCGGCGATGAGACAGCTCGAAAGAGACTTATCGCTGATGCGCGTCGCCAGGGTGCTAATGCCGTTTACATCCATCCAAAGGATTCTGACCTCACTCTGATAGAGGCTGGAAACAAGACTGGTTCGTCTGAGCTTTACAAGTCATTTGCTGACTACTGGGATTCCAAGATCTCCATACGAGTGCTTGGCAACACGCTCACTACTGATGCGAAGGAAACTGGCACACAAGCGTTGGGTAGCGTCCACAAGGAAGAAGAGGATGACATGAACGCGGATGATCGCGATTTTATCCTGGATGTCCTGAACTTCGACATGCGCAACATCTTCGCTGACCTTGGCTTCAATATCGAGGGTGGTGAGTTCGTATATGCCAAGAAGGAAAAGATGGATCCTAAACAGCAGCTGGAAATTGTGCAGGGTCTCAAAAATATGGGGCTCCCTATGGATGACGATTGGCTGTACGAGACTTTCAGCGTTGAGAAGCCAAAGGACTACGACCAACAAAAAGCAGAAGCCGAAGCACGCAAGGATGCCTTGCGCCAGTCTCTCAACAATAGCGAGGAACCAACAGTTCCTGGCAAAGACCGTTTGAACACTGATAAAAAACCGTTCAAAAACATACTGAACCGTTTTTTCGGTTTAGCCCCGGACCACGGGGCGGACACAGACTTCTGATAGATGCCCTCTATTATGGTGATCATCAGTGCCACTGCGGACAGCACCATTTCAAAAACGCTGCTTCCATCCGCTTTGATGCTGATGTTCTGTCTATGTTCATGAAGAAAGTATATAATGGTTTTGATACAGCTTCTGAGATAGAACCTACGGCATGGCGTGAGGTTCTGAGGATAATCAATGAAGGAACTGTTGAAGGACTTTCCCAAGCTCCAGTTCCGCCGACACATGATGAACTCTTCTACAGGGAACTGCGACACTCCAACGAGATATTTGCAGCATTCAAGGTTCACACTATGGGGAATGAAATGGCTGCAAAGCTCTATGACGCAAACGGCAACCTCAAACCATTCGATAAATGGGCGCGTGATGTCAGTTCTATCGCAAGCCATCAGGTAGGGTCCTGGTTGCAGACAGAGTATGACACCGCTGTCATAAGAGCTCATGCAGCTGCTGACTGGAAGGAGTTTGAGCGCAACCGTGACATCATGCCTAACCTCAGATGGATGCCTACAACTTCACCTGAACCGGAAAGCAGCCATCGCCAATACTGGCAGATGGGACTCACACTGCCTATTGATGATCCGTTCTGGAATGACCATCACCCTGGCGACCGATGGAACTGCAAGTGCTCTCTTGAAGCAACGGACGAACCAGTCAACCGTCCTGATGACATGGAACCTACCAAGCCACAGCGTGGTCTTGAAAACAATCCTGGCAAGGACGGACACACCTTCAATGACTCACATCCTTACTTCCCAGAATCATGCTCCAAGTGCCCTGTGCGTGGAGCCTCGGGCTTCACGAATAAACAGAAAAGCATCTTCGAGAATCGCAAGAAGGACTGCTATAACTGTCCATATATTGATGGATGTATTGACAGAGCTGAAGCGAAGAGACCTATTGAACAAGCCGCATGGGAAAAGAAGCAGGAGGTTAAAAGAAATGACTTGATGCCTAAACTGGACAAATTACCTTGTGAGCACGTTCAAACTGGTGAACTTAATAGAACCTATAAAGTGAGGAATCAGTTGTTCAAGCATTGCCATCATGACTATGATGTGGAAGCTGCTGTTCATATCTGGAATCATCCTGAAGACTTAGGCTTTGTTCGTCCTTGTCCACTTGGGGAAGGTAAAGATATGTCTTTGCCAAAGAACCAGGAGAATATCAGGAAAAAGAGGGAAGAACTACATTTCATACACTTTAACCAATATGAGTTCGACTATAATGGAAGAACCTTTGTTGTGAAATTGGCAGAATGTGAAAATGGGTATGAGCAATTCTATTCGCTCTATGAGAAATAAAAAAATCTCCAAACCTCGCGGACAAACAAATCCTGTATGAGCGAATGGAGATTCTGAAGGGGGTCCAACGTATTGCAGAAGGCTAACCTCCCGATTTGGGTCAGATGATTTGTTGCAAAATTACAAATAATTCTTGAACTACGAAAAGAAAATGTAAAAAACTTGCTCTATGGACGCAAAAAACATACAAAAACTTGCTGAACGCATCAAAGAAGAGGTTGAAAAAGAGGTTTATGACCGTCTTCCGCGCAAGGTTGGTGTCGTAGCTGTCAATCACTTCAAGCAGAACTTTCGCGATGGTGGTTGGCTTGACAATGGTCTGCATCCGTGGAAGCGTACCCGTAGGCAACAGTCAAAATCTCCTGATGCGAAATACGGTCCGCTTACATCCAGACGCAATCACATGATGTCTTCCATACAGGCGAAGACTTCTCCTGGAGTGGTCTCCGTCGAGAACCCTGTGCCATACGCTGCCATACACAATGACGGTGGGGATATTACTTCACATCCTACAGTTACAGCAAGATTGAAGAAATTCGCCTGGCACATGGTCTATTCGCTTGCAGGAGTCAAAGGTAAGGGCAAACTACCCAAGGAACTGACAAAAGAGGCTGGCATGTGGAAAAGCATAGCCCTGACAAAAAAGTCTCACCTCACCGTACATGCACACATACCAAAGCGTCAGTTCATGGGTGACTCTGCGGAACTGCGTACCAAGGTAAACAAACTTATTAACGAATCAATCCAGAAAATAAAAGATGGAATTACTGCTTTATCGGCTCATTAGCCACATCAAGGAAAACATGCCTTATCTCTCAACTGTCGATGAAGACTACGGACAGCTGGAAGCTCTTGACAAAGAAGATGTCGATATGTACCCCATCACATTCCCTGCAGTGCTTATCGACACGCCTGAATGTGATTGGTCGGGTATTGCCAACAAAAGCCAGAAGGGAAATGCCAAGGTCGGGGTGAAACTCATCATCGACTGTTACGATGACACTCATTATTCATCAGGAACAACAGAGGCTATTCTGGAACGTGCTCAGAAGGTCAAGGAACTGCACAAGCTCATGCAGGGCTTCCGTCCTGTTGAGGATGGGGAACTGATAAGGGAAAAGTCCAGGTTCTACACATGGAACCACGGCATCAAGGTTTACGAAGCTCTCTACTCCATATCTGTCACGGACAAAATTCAGGAAACAGTGGCATTGGAGAAGGTGAAGGTGAAGATCGCTGTCGGCAAGCCTTTACCTTGAAACCGGTAAACAATGGCTTTTCAATCTGCTTGCCGTCAACAGTAGCACCGTTCTGAATCATTCGGCGTATTACCTGCATGACACGACCTTCTGAAACGAAGAACTCTTCTTCGCTTAACTTCTTGATTGCATCATCAAAACGCAATCGCCGTATTTCAGCCCAATAGTAGTACCTCTCGAACATTCTTTGGTCGCGAGCTTCCACCAGTGTCTTGCTGCGTCCTCGTTTCATGCGTGCAAAGTTACTAAAAAAAGATGAGATAAAGGCATTAAAAAGAGGCATCCCACACGGAATGCCTCATTTTCAGTTCACAGTATGTACAAAACACTGAGTTTCTTACAGTTTTGATGTCGTTTTAGGCTGCATCTTCCTTCTTTGGTTCAACGAAGAAAGTTTCATCCTGGGCAACTGTGATGCCACACTTTGAGAGTTTTTCAACCATGCCATCACTCTCGCGATCTGCAAGCATCTTGTCCTTCGCAATCTCTTCTGTCTTGCGGATGAAGTCAGGAAGGAACTCCTTAACCAACTGCAACGCACTTGCCCAGGTGAAGCCCTTCAAGGTCTTGAGCTTTGGCGTACCGGTACGGAAACCGATGGTACCATGTGCCATTTCAAGGCTCTTCTTCTTTGTGAAGAGTTCTGCCTGGTTCTCTGTTGCGAAGCTCTGCAGGGTGTCAAATGCCTGCTCTGCATCGCTGTTGAGTGTAGCAAGCTGACTTGCATACTTCTCACGGATCTTTGCACACTGCAGCTCAATCTCTGCTGTGATTTTCTCACTCTGTGCGGTTGCCTTCGCATACTGGGCGAAAGCTGCATCAGCCTGTTCGCGTGTCACGCCGCTGATGATGGTCTTTTTTGCTCGTTTTGCCATTGTTTGAACGGTTTTTTAATTGTTTTTGAAAATATGTTTATGATCCCAATTGGTCTTCCTTCTTTTTCAGAATCACCCTGAGTTTGATACTGAGCTTGTCCAGAGCTTCGATGTCAAGTTCCCTGAAAGGAACACCTGCAATCTTTGGACTCCTGCAGTAGTCGTTGATGGCGTTCCAGTCCGTAGTGTCAACGCCTATCTTTTGAAGGAGTTTCAGACATACGCTTCTGGACTTTCTGCGACGTGCTTCAAACTTCTCCCTGCCATTGTTGGGGCAAAGCTTTTCCATCGTATCACAGATGCTGTCATACTCCTTGCGAGTGACTTCTTTCAAGCTGCTTGTCCTGCCATTGGTTCCCTGGCCTACAAGGTCGCATTTCAGATCTTCCTTGTCACCTACATAGGGAATCTTGTTCAAGAGGCTGTAGAACCTCGAAAAGTTATCTATCTGCTGTTTCATACTTCTTCTTGTTCTCTTTAACTGATTTCCACTCGATCGTGATTTCTGGGTACATCTTTCCGGAACCTCCGCACATAGGGCATTCCACCTTTATACCCTCACGTGTGTACTCATCCCTGCCCCAGAACCATCCGTTTCCGCTGCAATAGTTGCAGGTCTGGGTGAGACCTTTCAGGTGTTCCTTCTTAGTCTTGAATGTGGGGCTGCATAGCTCCAGTATTTGTTTTGTTTTACTCATCGCTTATTCCGGCAAATTCAGTTTCACTTATCATGTATTCTAATTTCAGACTGGTGTCTGCATCTTCACCTATACGTCTGCTCAGTTCTGTCAGCATCGTATATTGGTCCATGTAGCCAAATTCCGATACCTTGTCCAGAATCATCTGGTAGAGTTCTTCTATTACTGCATCCATACCCTTAGTGTTTATATGTTACACGTTCATACTTATGCCACTTGATAATGCGGTTTGCCCACATTAGGCTCTTGGTCTCTACCACAACACAACCTTGATTCTGCTTTGACTTGTGGACATGCAGGTCACATTCGTAGCCGTGATATAGCCAGTCATCAAGAAGTCCTACTGCATTCTCGCGTTTCATCAGGATGTAGATGGTATCACCTTGTTTGTAGTCTTCCATCATTTGATTTCCTCCATAGTTTGGTTTGGATCTCCCCAGTACCGCGCTGCACCTTCATTCCAGATGGTGTATTCACCACTGCTGCCGATGAAGCGCCCCTTGCTGAATGCCTTGAAGCCTTCCACCCATATTTTCAGAGTGGCATCATACATCACGCTTTCCGCTGCGCTGCCTCTGGGCGCTCTGCCCTTGGCATGGCTGATGAAGATAAGCAGCTTGTCCTTGTTCTGCTCTTTCAGCCTGATGTAGTCCCTATAGCTCATCTGCGTATATTGGAAGGAATCGATGACGGCAATGTTCCAGCTCTTGCGCTTGCTCAGACGCTCCCTGAGGTCTTCCATAGGCTCTGCATTCAACAGATTGAAACGACGGCCTACCTCGCTCATGCCGTGCCTCATCATGCTCTGCTGCATCGTCATGCTGTCACCTTCCTCCAGACTGTCATACACAACGCGGTCATACTTGCACAGCTCTTTGCACAACTGCATCACGAAACTGCTCTTGCCGTTGCCTGAGTTGCCCCAGATGAACCATACTCCAGTACGTTCCGGCTGTCCGAAGGCTTGCGCCCACGCCCCTTCAAAAGGGAACGTGTGACGCTTTCTTTTCAGAACCTCGTTTACTGTTAATGCTCTGCCCATTATTTTACTTGCTGTTTTCTCGTTTAACTCTGTGGATGCTCTTCTTTACTCTTCTGAGGTCGAAGTCACATGCTTCGGCATCCTTCATCACCTCATCGATGTCCTTGCGCTCTATAAGACCATTCGCGGTACAGATGGCATATACATCATGTGGAGTGGTTTCTTCCAGTTCAAAGTATTTGCGACCTATACGGCTGTAGAACTCCTTATATCCTGGTTTCTCCCAGCGCAAGCCGTTCTTGATGCGCTTCTTGATGTAGTCCGTACTCATGAACACCACACCGCACTTGTCTTCGAGCTTGTTGTAAAGACTGATGAAGTAGTGGAACACGCTTTCAGTCAGTTTGTCTGCCTCATCGAATATCAGAAGAGGGGCATCCATCTGAATCAGGTTCGCAAGAATCTCCTTCCAAAGCTCTCGCACTGTGAAGCCCTCGCCTCTGATGCCTACCAAGCGCGCGATCTCTCGCACAAACTCACCTTTATACAGGTCTTCCGAGCATTGCATGTAGAAGACTTCCTTGTGGCTCTCTGCATAGATCTTCGCAGTGGTGGTCTTGCCACATCCGGCTTCACCAATGACCCATGTCACGTTTTTCCACTGCTGAGCGTCATCAAGGGCATAGCTGATTTCCTGATACGCCATTGTCTCTACAATCTGCCAGCCTTCGCCGCCGTTTCCGTCAGTACCGCTGACGGTCTTAACCTGGTCGGCAATCTTGCGCCACATTTCTTCACTGATGTTGTCCCACTTGCCGTTGAGGATGTTGCTCACTGTTCCGGCACTGGTGTTCTTCAAGCTGCCCACAGCCTTGTTCTGGCTTGGGTACTTATCCACATACGCTTTCAGCTGCTTGCGGATCTGCTCTTTTTCTCTTGATGTCAATTCCATGATGTTGATGTTATATGTAAAAATTCAGTTCGTTTCTTGTCTAAAGCTTACCTGCCACCTTCTTGGCATCCATTTCTATCTTCTTCTGCTCCAGCATATCAGCGAAGTCTATTGAGCTGACTCGTTTAGTCCATTTGCCAAGGCTCAGTTCCTCAGGTGCTGCGCTGTACTTCCTTGTGCGCCGGTCTATCTGCCTCTGCACATCTGCGCTAACTCCCTTCAAGTCTGGGGTAACAAGACCGTTCTGCTCTGGAGCAACGCCTTCTGCATATTCTATTTCCTTCGCTGCCACCTGACGCTCTATGCGGCTCTGCTCTGTCGCCGTCTGCTGAGCTCTGATGAAGGCTGCTTCGCCTTCCGTCTGCTCCTGGATTGCACGATGGATAAGAAGGTAAGGCTCTGCAACACGCTCAAAGCGAAGTTCACCGGCTTTGTCCTTCCAGTAGAGGCGGATGCTGCTAAAGTCGTATGGATCATATTTCACCACAAACTTCTGATAGGTGTGCTTCCTGCGCCATTCTATATCTGGAGTGCCAGGAGCGCTCATCACCTCGTAAGTCCTCTTTTGTCCCTTCACCGTGATTTCTATGCCACTGCTTGTGAAGGTGCTCATCCTATCGCAAGTCACCCAGAACATATCTATCATGTCGCTTGCGGTCACAACTGGAGTCTCTGGATTCGTGCTATTCTCATACATCTTTATGCGCTGCTCTCCAGTTGCAGGGTGAGCCATTTCGTTCCACTCTGTCCTTGCCTTCAAGTAGGCGGCTTTCAGTTCCGCCAGAGTGTAAAGCTTATCTTTGTTCGCCTCTATAAATTCGAGGTTCGCACGGCTGTTGGCCTTCTTTGCCGTGATGTTCTGACCTGTGAAGCGCCAGTCCTTGTGAAGTACCTGTTGCTGGAATCTTCCAAACACGCTTTCAATGGTCTTCGATGCACCGTTGTAAGGTGCGGTCGTTCTGTGGATATGACAGAGCTTGTCAAAGAACTGCTGGTTCTGCAGCTTCTTGTGGCCGCCCTGGTTGTCATGTACTATCTCGTATGGCTTGTGTCCACTCACCTGAATAGCCATGCGGTATGACATGTATTGTGCTTCGTAGTCCTCATTGTCGCTGATATGAAAACCAAGGAAGGTTTCTGTGGCTGCGTCAATGACTTCATACACGCTTGTGGTCCTGACCTTGCCGTCATCGTCTCTGTAGTATAGGTTCAGCTTTGTACCGTCACCATACCAAAGAGCATCGCGCATAGTTGGCAACTGTGTCTTGTGTCTGCGGTCAAACTTCTGGTGGGCGCTCATTTCGCCATATACGGCATCATGCCACAATGGTTCGATGGCTGCGCTGTCAAGCCATGTCTTCAAGCTCCTGATGCTCTTCAATGGCTTCCAGCCCTTGCCCTCTGCCTCTGCGTTGAAAGTCTCGAATATCTGCGAGTCTGTAAGCACAGGAACCCTGCTGCGCTTCAGCGCTATCAGCCTCCTTGATGCCTCTTCCGTAATCTTCAACGTGTTCTTGTTGCCGATCTTGCCGCTGATCAGAGTACCATAGCCCTCTTTCTTGAACTGGCTCATCTTCTCCTTCAAGCGAGAAAGGTTCTTTGGAAGGGTGTGGCTTGTCACCTCTCTCAGTTTCTCGCTCTGGGCAAAGATGATGTCCCAGAGGTCGCTGCGTCTGCCACCGCCAAGGGCGTGGGTCGTAGCGGTCAGTTCGTTCATCTTCTGCCATAGCAAGCCAAGCACTGTTGCATTGCTTGTGTATTCATCAATGAGCTTCTGGCTGAGACGCGTTTGAACACCATTCAAATCATATTCAAACACCTCAAAGAACTCTCGTGCCTTGCCATTCTCACGCACCCAGTCTTTCAACTCCTGTTGCTTCAATACGTCCGCTGGCTTGCCGTACTTCTCTTCAAACTTCATTCTGTACTTTACAGGGAGAGAAGCATACACATAGAGCGCGATTGTGCATTCGCCACCACCGCGACGAGCACACTGGATATTGCCTCTTTGTACATTCTTCATCAGAGTAGGACCAGCAATGACAGGACTGTCACCACCAGCTAACTCATCAAAGGTAACGCACAATATCTTGTTGAAATACTCCATTTCCTGTTTCGCTAAAATGATTATTCCTCTAATTTGTCCCAAGGACAGCTACTTACCAACACTGCTGATACAATAAGAACCAACAGACTGATGCCGTACCACCACAATGGGGCATTGTCACAGCATACCATCACAAAGAACACGTTTATCAGCAATACACTGACAACAGCCTTCACCTTCTCCCACCTGGTCAAGCTCTTGAACCAGACGATTTCTGCTCCGAAGAGATCTTTCATTGCATCTTTCATAGTTACTTGCCGATTTCGATTCCACCATACTCTTTTACTGCCACATAACGGATCTTACGGGCCAACACACTATCCTTCTTGAAATGGAGCGCTTTGCTCACCATCTCACGAGAACATTTGAAGGTCTTGGCAATCATATTTGCCTTGCCATAGTCCAAAACTACTCTTCTCATACGCGATATATTGTTAAAAATTAAACTTTCTTCGTTTATTTGATCTTTTTTGTGTACCTTTGCAACGTGTTCACAATTTGATTTGCCTGCAAAGGTATAGAAAATTTTCAATATACAAAAACTTTTTATTGATTTTTTTCAATATAAGGGTAAAAATAATAGAAATTCTGCAATATGGACTCCACTTTTATTGATAGATTGCTCCTTTTTATGGAAAAAGAAGGCATTAACGACAATCAGATGACTGTCAGCGCAGGGCTGTCGGTTGGTGTTGTCGGGAAAATGCGCAAAGGAATCACCAAAGGGCTGAACTCTGCAAATATTGAAAAAATTCTATACGCTTATCCGCAATTGTCAGCTACTTGGCTTCTTACTGGTGTTGGTAATATGGTACAAGTTCCACAGAATGAAGATAAGGATGTTCCATGCAGTTCAGATTCTACCATTGAGAGACTTGTGGCACAAATCACGGATCAAGCTATAGAAATAGGATCCCTACGTGAACAGATTAGACAGTTGAAACGAGAAAAAGGGAAAAATGTATCGGATGCCCTGACTTCTGGCATTGCAGATGCCGTGTAGAATGGCTTACCATTGTACGCAGCAGATAAACGAAACGCGCATCCTTTTCTCACCTCTTTTTTGCCAACTAATTGATTTTAGGCACTTTCGTGTAAAAAGTGCTGCTTGAATAATGCTTTTTATTGTGTATTTCGCCCCTTGAAAAATGAGAAATACACACTTTTCGCACGTTCAAACAACCATACTACCCACTGAATCATATTCCAAAAGTGTTAAAAGTGTCCACCCAAACGTCCACCCAATCAAGACATTTCGTTTTTGCAAGGTCTATTTTGTCCACCCAAGCGTCCACCCAAGTGTCCACCCAACCCCAATTTTGGGCATAAAAAAGGGGAAGCGAACTGCCTCCCCTGGATATAGGCTAAAACACACTGTTCAAAGCCTCATCACGTTCATTATATATAATAAGAGCCACAGAAACACGCCTCTGACAGCCTTTTCCTTCCTCTTCCTTACCAACACACGCTAAAGCGTCTCAAATGCCCCAGAAAGCCCATAAACACAGGGAATAAGGCGTTCTAACGCCACCACAGCACAGATGGCAACTCCACGCTGATGAACGCCCATGTAGCGCCACACGATCCGTCCTGATACAATAAAAGCAGCCTTTTGAGCTGCCATGTAACATTTCCCCCTTAAAACACCATTCAAATGGTTTCCAAACGTAACATAAACGTAAAGCAGATGTAACGTTTCGTTTTTGCCTTTTGTCTCATCCTCTCCAAGCCTCAACACCTCCCAACTCCTTTGTTTCCAATGCTTTCACTGATTTAAGGCTCTCACACTCCATTACCACATTTCGTTTTGCCCCCCTTAATTGCTCGTAGAACTCAGGGTAGTCATTATAATAGATGTACTCATTGATGATGTACTCGCGGAAGTCAAGATAGTCTTCGGGACGGATGGTTTCACAA